ACACAAGAGTCTCGTGTTGAGCATTAAAAGTCGCCACGTTATTCGTCCCGTCAAAAGTCCCGGCTGTCAGCGTGACCGTGTGCCCTTGCGTCCCGCTATCACTCTGAGTGATAACCAGGAACTTGCCCTTCCTCGGGGCTGCTATGGTCATGCTAAGAGCGCTGCTGCTATTGTGCAACTCGATAAAAGTATAATCCTGGTCTATGCTCCCGTCAGAAGTGTATCTCTTGGCTGTGAACTTAATGCCTTCCTTGAAATTCCACTCCCTGTTCTCTAATTGGCTGATTCCGTGTGCCATGATAGACACCTCCTGTGATTTCCTCCTCAAAAAATAAAATGAGGGTAAAAAAAAAAATAAAAAATTTTGTTTATCCGAGGTCGGAGTCTCCTCCCGTGCTCTCCCTGCTTGTGAACACTACGAGGACGTCCCTCCTCTTATTATCCGTGCTTCCGCCGATTGTTACTTTGTCAGGAGTCGTTGTGCTTCCCGTGTAAACCATGGGCTCAGCCGCCGCTGTCCCTGTGGGGTCTTGTATCCCCCAAGCCCATATCACGTTCACATCGAAGCCTATCAGGTCATCCATTGAGAAGTAATCGCCGTCGTCAGCAGTGGCTGCTGTCTTAACAATCGCTATCCCGAGACCTCCGCTAATGGTTTTAGCTACCAGTGTGCACCCGTCTGTTATGTCTGCCATTTTTTCACCTCGCTCATAATATGCCATACATCTGGCTCATGCAACCCTCAAAAGTCACTACGAGAGCTTCATAAACCTTCAGCATGTACTTAACACTATCGTTGAGACTTGGCAGCTCTTGGAATGTTATGTCTAGTAACACTGCCATGAAGATGTATCTCGGGTCAAGGAATAATATCCTCCTACTGCCGCTTGTGGTTGGCATGAACTGGCTTCTGATAAAGTTAACACCGTCAAAACTGAAGCTTCCTGGTATTCCGAAAGGCAGGTTCTCAGCTGGAGGTGCTGGTTGCCTCTGGAAATCCATAAGCAATCCTTTGATGTAGTTGTGTGTTGCTGCGTCTGTTACCGCGAGGGTTATCCTTCCCTTCGCATTGTAACAAGTGGCGAGCTCAGACCTAATCCCTGCGAGTGTCGGGTAAGCGCTGTTCAGGTTCGTGGTGTTCGTGGTTATGCTCTTTATCAAGCCATTGAACTCTGTTGCGTAAGTGCTACTGTCACCATTAATAATAGTGTCTTCCTCAAGCTCTATCAATGCTTGCGTCTTAACCTGAAGGTCGAGAGCGCTCGCGTCAATGAAGCCTCTCATAGCAGCAATCGCTGGTCCTGTAAGCCTTCCCACGCTGTAACCATACTTCATGGTCACGCTTCCTCTGCTGTAAGTATCAACGTCCTCCGGTAATGGTGCATCCTCGCTTCTCCAATGAGCGCCGCCCTTAGCTGTCAGCCTATTGTAATCATAGGTCTTTCCTCTCACAGCTCTCCTCGGAATCAAGGCTCTGATTGGCGTCTCATATCTGGTTCTGTCAACAATCTCGGGGTCAACATAAACAGGTATGAGCGCTGTTCCTGCTGTCCCACTTCCTCCTGTCGCTGTGCTTATGCTTGGTCCTGCTTTCTGCAGCTTCTCAAGCAATGCTCGCCCTATCTGTTCTCTCTTGTCAATCTTATTCCAAGGGTCATAATAAACCTCTTCGTGCGCCACTGCTCCGCCAAAGCTTTTATCAAAAATAGCCTCGGCGCTCTTGCCATAATCAGGGTCTTCCAAGTGCACGTCCTTATTAAAATATGTTGCTACCATTTTCTGTCCTTACCTCCATAACCCCTTTTGAACTTTTATAAAGTTCGCTACTGTCGGTTTCAAACTTTTGACTTCTGTCGTCTCAGTCTCCGCGTGTGGAAGCTTATTAAGCATCTTCTCTCTCTTAAGGGATTTGGCTTCCTCAACGGGTTTATCCTCTGCTTTGGGCTCTGCCTGGGCTGGCTCAGAAGCTGGTTCTGGAGCTGGCTCAGCAGGCTCAGGCTCTGCTTTCGGCTCTTCCTTAGCAGGCTCAGGTTCTTTCTGAGGCTCTGCCGGGGGAGCTTCAACACTCTCTTCCTGTTTCTTAATCTCTGCAATTGTCTCCGCCACTATTCTTTTTATATCTTCCTCTTTCATTGTGTCTTCCTCCGATTCCTTTTTTAAGGAAAATGATTTCGCAATACGCATAGCCATTGCGTGCTGATTAGCTGGTATCCCAACGAAATCAGCGCTTACTATCTCGCCGTCAGTCCACCGCTTATAAGTCTTCCCGTCAATGCTTACTTCGTCATGAGCGTAAGGGATTGCGCTTATGCTCACCCCCATCATTGCTCCTTCATCAATCATGTTCTTAAGAATTCTCGCTTGCGGGTTGCTTAAGAAGAACTTGGGCTTGGCTACGAGAGCGTGATGCCCGGGGCTTGTCTCCACTATCTGCTTGTCAACCCAGTTACAAACAAGATTGAGTGCTTTGTTCTGGTGGTCTATTAGTCCCGGGAGCCAGTTCTTCATAACAGCTTTCTCCATGAAGCTCTTGGCTACTATCTCGTTATCTCTGTCTATGCTCGTATCAGTCAGGACAGCCAGGTAATCGTCATTGGTCTCTCCTGTTTTCAAAATAGGAGCGTAAAGAAACCTTTTATGAATCAAGTCTTCGGTGTCAACATCTTTTTTTCCGACGCTCGCCTGACAAATCGCCCAAGCGCTTTCTTCCCTTGTCTTGCCTTTTCTCGGCTTAAAATTAGGGTCATTCAATAGGTGTTCAACACAACGGTCAACAGCTGAGGGCATGCATATCACCTTCGTTATTAAGAGTATTACCTTATAACACTATCTTATAGCACAGCTCCTATATTAATATACCTTTTTTTTTATAGTTCTTTCTTAACACGCATGCCCTTGTCGCAGTAAGCGTTCCTGAAATTACGCTCGTCAATGCTATCAGCGAAGTCTCTCTTCAGCTGAACGGCTTTAAGCAGTGTCATGTCGAGGTCAACCAAGTAAACCACTATTTTTTCTTCGTCCTCGAACCATTTCATACGCCACTTGCCTTTTTCTTCTGAAACGATTTGTCTTCTATTCTCCAATTGGTCTATATCCACTTCAAATATTTGCATTATTATTCACCCCTATTATTTTGTTATGATGGCACAATTATTACTTATCTTCACACCGCAACCATTGCCAACGGCTTTCACACAACTCACCAAGCCACCAGTCTCATTATACACATACAAAGTAATGGGTTTTGATGTGTTCGTGTTTGTTCCGTCGCTGCAATTGATAAATATTGATTGGTCATAGTCCGTGAAATATGTTAAGCTATGATTCGCCGTGATAATCGTGGCTGTGTTGTTAATAACAGAGCTATTCGTCCCGTACATGCTGTTATTAATCCAGAGAGTACAATTAAGAGTGCTTGCCGAATCAGAAATGGCAGTGAAATTGAAATCCGGGGTGTTATCGGATGTCCAAGTATTGTTTTTTGGACTGTTGAGAATAACAACAGGGGGTAGAGCTTGATTTTCTTCGCTTCCTAGCGTTATGTTTGATGAGTTCAAGTATTGATTTACACGTAGTGCTTCGTTACCTGTTGTAACACTGAAACGGTCAATATAAATATCTGGCGTTCCACTATTAGAACCCTGTATTACAAAATAGTTCGCGTCTGTGCTACTACCAGCAGTTCTAATACTATCGGTATCACAAACCCAATCACTACTACCCGTCTCCTGATAACAATACTTTGCCGTGTCACTAGTCCAATTCACAACAACCCTCACACTATACCAAACATTATCACTCACAGCGAACTGCGTATTGTATGTACTCCCATCAAAATACTCAAAATCACCAGCATTAGAAAATCGTTGAGTAGTATACCATGTATTAGTTGATATACTGTCGACAAGAGCGAAGTATGCGACCTCTGTAGCACCTTCTATCATAAAGTCAAACATAATCGTCTCAATCTCATAGCCCCCAACATTAGAAAGATTATAAAAATCACGAGTGACACTGGAAGGGTCGTTATCATTAAAATAAAGACTGCGATTACCCTCACTAGCATAAGAAGAACTAATACTAGTATAATCAGTAGTCCAACCAAGCAGAGAAGAGTCCTCAAAATCACTATAACCACGCTCCCCCTCAAACAAAGAAGTATTAGCCTCGCTCACACCAGTAGCATTACAATACAAAGCGTAATCCGTGTTAATACCGCCAGAAGCCACAGTCTTATTCATAATAAAAACTATTGCTTCTTTACTCGCGTTGTAGAAAGAAAAATTTACTTCTGTACTCGTCCCAGCATCATACAGCCTCGTACTATTCGGTAGAACAGCACAACCCGTTCCCGATATGTTCAACTTGATAATCTCGTTCTCATGACTTATACCATCGGTGTTATTAATCGTGATATTGTATCTTTGTTTAAAAGTGGTGTTCCACCACGGGTCTAAGCAGTAAAGCTTACCATCAAGATTAGCTTGACGCACATCCTTACCATAAGAAGAAGGCATCACACAACGCCAATACTTACCTCCAAAACTACCGAGCCGAGGAATAACCTCAAGATAAACCCTCGTCCTATACAACTTATCCTTCTCAACATTCACGCCGCTCACATAATACCAAGTATCCATACCCCCATAATCATAACTGACCTTGTTAAATTTCTTTGAAACATCAATCCAATCCTCGTGGCGAGTCTCAGTCCAACTAATAGTCTTAGAACCCAAGTCGCCACTCTCAAAGCCGTGCTCAAAAACAGTAACATTACGCTCCACCCACTCAGGACTACTATTAGTGCCAATATTCACTTGTTCCGTCTTATAACACCAAGCATACTTGGGATTAAGAGTATAATTAAAATTGTAATTACAAGTATAAGACTTCTCAATAGTAACGTTGCGTGGCTTGTATAACTCAAGACGTCTTGGCTTGACCAAGTCCGTGTCAAAGCCGTAAACCACAGTAATATCCCCTTCAAAAACCTTGCTAACCAAGTCCTCGTAAACATAACCAGAACTCCTAAGAGTATGAGGCTCAGCACTGAGAAGAACACGAGAATCATTAATAAAAACTTTGTTACCTTGAATAATCCAAGAATTCTCAACGCCCGTTATAGCGGGTTGTGTTGAAAAAAAGTTTTCACAACCCAACAAGAGACTTGCCAGCAACAAGATAATAATCAGCATTATTTTTTTTTTCAACAGTTCACCCCAGACAAATTATTACTTATCAATATATCCGTGCCATTCTGCAATATACACATATTCGCACTCGCATTAATAACAAACACCGTGCTCGTACTCGTCACTTTATTAAAAGTCACGTCATCTGTTGATTTAACATCCTGGTCCATCTCATACAACTCATTAGCGCCGTGACCAGTATCCAATGTTGAGAGAACAGCATCATCATTCGTTTCAATAAACTCTGAGACATCACTAAGAATACTGTAAAGCTCGTTTTCGGTGAAAGCATCAATATCACTATAAACATGCCTATGACTATAATCAATCACGTCACCATTAGCATCCAAATCATTAGCGTCCTCCCATTCAATATTACCGCCAGAATCAATATTAGGACTATTAGCCAGAATATCATTAGCGGTATTAGTGCATTCTATCAGTGTTCCTGTCGCTTCATAATTACAGAAATTATCATCAACAAGCGTTCCCTCGTTAACACTGAAAACCTCGCCAGTCAAATCCAATAAAACCCCTGAAGCACTATAAGTCGTGTCGGTGTCAATACTGCTAATGTTAATCTCGTTACCACCGCTAATACTAATATTGTTACCGTCAAAACTAAGAGTCTGGCTGTCAGTATTATCCAAGTAAGTATTGTCAGCATAAGTCTTGTTAAGCAAAGTAGCATCACTAACCAAAGAATTCAGCTCGGCGAAAGTATCAATCTCGCTATCATACAATACGTTACCGCAACTCAAATCAACACTGCAATTACCAATGGTTGTGTCAATATCAGTGAAACTCGCAGAGAGATTACTCATACCATTTCTTTCTAAATGCAAAGTCTTAGTGGTAGTCCCGCTAAAACCAATGCTTTTCGTGTAATTATTCCCGTCAGCAGAAGCCCGGGCATCAATAGTGGAGTTAATCGTTGTCCAATTCAACTCCAAAGTATTACTATTATTAACAAAATCAGCGAGGTCAACACTCCACCACGTGTTTGTGTCTGTGTCTCTCGCATCAATAGTAATATTAAGCATGGTCTCATTAACATTAAACTCTGTGCCGCTAAGATACAAGTAACTCCCAGCGGTGTAAGTCGTATCACTATCCCTGTTATCAATAGTGGAGTTAAGCTTAGACTCGTTCAAGCAGAGACTCCCAGTGCAGTTATACAAGTAGTCATCTCCGAGATTCCAAACAGTGTCAACCGTGTAATCCCAGCTGCTATTAAAAGACCTGATAGTATTGTTAAGCTTGGTCTCGTTAAAAAAGAGTGTTGAACTACTCAGATAAAGGTAAACATTATTAACGCTGCTTATGAGCTTGTTCTGAACGTTACTCCAATTAATTTTTCCAAGGAACCAGCTGTTCGCATTCGTAAAGTTATAATCCCCCTGGTTCCAGTTCTGTGTTAAGCCGTCATAAGACAAGTAATTACTCAAATCAGGAGCGGCGCCGTGAGAGACCAAGCCGCCTCTTATGTCAATCCAGCCGTCACCCCAGGTGTTAGCGTCTCTCAAACCACAGTAAACATACGTGGGGACAGCCAAGTATTCGTGCATAGAAGGAAGAGTGTAAGAGACAGGGTTATTAACTATGTCCAAGCAGTCACCGAGATTATTATAAGTCGTGTCCGTGGTTAGGGGAGCGAGCTGATGTAATTGTGTCGTGCTATCCTTCCCAATAGTATAAATAACATACCTTCTATACTTGTTAGTAGGGCATTGCACTAAGTCAGTGGTGTTATCGCAGTGAGTGAGGTTAATGCCTTTCTGTGTGACGTAGTCCCAGCTGCCGTTGATATGGCTGACAAGATGAATGCCGTCAACAGTGGAATTACGAGCTAAAGTGTTAACAAGAGTCCTCACATACAAATACTCCCCGCCATACTGATATACTTCTGGGAAAACCGTGTTGAAATCCAGGTTCATGCCTGAATAAACTCTGAGATGAGCGGTTCTGAACATGGACTTCCGAGTCTTAATCTCCTCCTTGTTCTTCACCGTCGCTCCTTTAAACATCTCCACGGTGCCGTTAACAGCGTAAGCATTAAAAATGTCAGCTAATCCGCCAGGGCTCAAACCAGTGTTTATGTAGTTATTGAAAGACGTGTTCTTAACCGTGCAAGTATTGTCAACATAGAAAACAAGATGGGTGTTTTCTGGCATGGTTATAGTATCAGAACTAATATTACAATACTTGACCAGGTTGTCTGTTCTC